TGGGATCGGGGTTCAATTGCTGGGTTTGGAATACAAGCACCAGCGTTAGAGACATCATCACAATCGATCCATCGGGCGCGGAAACAATTGACGGGGTTTCTACTCTCACGCTGCAACGTGGCGAGGGATGTCAGATTGTGTCTGACGGTACAAACTGGCAGACCGGCGATAAAAAGACGATGAGAGGGTATGCAGAAAACATAACTTCGACCAACTTTAGACCGTCAGCAACAGGAAGCAACGGAATTGCAATTGCAGCGGGAGCGACTGCATCGGCAAGCAATTCAGTGGCAATCGGCAGAAACTCCGCCTCGAGTGGGTCGCAGGCCGTAACGGGTGCGGGAGCAATGGCACTTGGTGGCAGTTACGCATCAGGGATCGATTCGTTTGCGGCTGGGGTTGCGAACAATACGAGCAGCTACGGGGCAAGGGGCGCAAATTCGTTGGCGATTGGAAGACTTGCAAACGCAAGTGCATCCACCGCAACTGCAATAGGCGACCAAGCGACGGCCTCGGGAATTTACTCTATCGCTATTGGCAATAGCTCAAGCTCAACATCAAATGGCTCTATATCAATAGGCTCCAATTACAATATTGGATGGGGCGCCGCGGCGTCCGCAATTAATGCGGTCGCAATTGGAGATGGCGCAAGAGCAAGAGAAATCAACAAATATGTTCTTGCTGGATGGAACGCGACAACCGCCGGAAGTGCGCAATTTGGACTTGTAAATCTAACGCGGGATACCACGGATGCAACCGCAACAGTATTGACATCAAATACTTCATCGGCGACATCTTCAAACCAAGTCATACTCCAAAATAGCAGCGCGTTTGCCTTCACGGGCACCGTGGTTGCCCGCCAACAAGCTGCGGGCGGCACACAATCTGCAGCATGGAAAATTGAAGGATTGATTCGCAGAGAAGGAACTGCCGGCAGTACAACGCTTGTGGCGTCTACCGTCACTGCAATCAGCAACGTCCCTGGGTGGACCCTTGCATTGTCGGCAGACACAACAAACGGAGGTCTTGCCGTGACCGCAACCGGCGCTGCTGCCACCAACATTCGCTGGGTGGCCACTGTGCAAACTTCTGAAGTCACCTACGCATAAGGAAACATCATGGCCATTCAAGTTGATCTTGCAAGCTCTCAATACGGCGTTGCGTTTGCCGGCGCTTACTTTCGCATCGTCACTGCGGCTGTCAGCCGGCAACGGCAGGGCGGCCCGAAGTTCCGCGTGATGATTGACGTTGCGGGCTACGGTACGGTAACGCCGGAAGACGATACACGCGAAGTCGACTTTCGCCGCTATCACGCGCCACTGGAAGACGTTGAAGCGCATCAAGGCGCCTCGTTCTTGGACAAGTGCTACGCTTGGGTGATGGCGCAGTCTGACATGGATGGGTCGGTGGCGGTCTGACGCAATTAACCTTAAGCAGACCATACCATGAACATCACCTGGATTATTGAGTGGCTTCGCACCACCCCCACCACCGCAACCCCGCCCGAGTACGTCATCGAATGCGGCTGGCGCTGTACGGGCACTGACGGGGCCTACACCGGCACGGTGTACTCCACCTGCTCTTTCACCCAAGCTGCTGAAGCTGACGGCTCTTTCACGCCCTACGCCGACCTGACGCAAGACCAAGTGCTGGGCTGGTGCTGGGCCAACGGCGTCAATCAAGCCGCGACCGAAGCTGCGGTGCAGCAACAGATCGACAACCAGATCAACCCGCCGGTCATCATGCCCCCGCTGCCCTGGGCAACTACCCAAGCCTGACATGAACGACATCAAGATCACCCTGACCGACCTGTCCGTCAACGACGTCAATCTGATTATGGCCGGCCTGGGCAAGCTGCCACTGGAAGCTGCCGCTGACCTCTGGATGCGTCTGAAACAACAGGGCGAAGCGCAAATCAAAGATGCGCAACAATCTGACAAACCTGCGTGATATAGTCGCGCCGAAACCTTACCGGCCAGGCTGACCGGGGATTCTTCGGAATCACATGGACGATACCCAACCTCTCGTAACGGACGCTCAGCCTGTCCCGGCTGATATTTCCGTGACGGCACCCGACGCGACGGCCGCGTCGGACTCTGCTGCGCAAGAACAGCCGGCCAAGTCTTTCTCGCAAGAGGAAGTTGATGCGCTGATCGCAAAACGGCTTGCGAAAGAGCAGCGCAAGTGGGAACGAAAGATTCAGCAACCGGCAACGCCGCCGACACCTGCGGTGAGGGAAGTCCCGCCCGCTGATCAGTTTGAGTCCGTCGAAGCCTACGCGCAAGCGCTGGCGGAAAAGCGGGCCGCAGAACTGGTTCAGCAGCGTGAAGTCCAGCAGCAGCAGGCGCAGGTTTTGGCCTCGCACGGTGAGCGTGAAGACGCTGCTCGGGATCGTTACGACGACTACGAAGACGTCGTGTACAACCCCAAGCTGCCCATCACGCCCATCATGGCGCAGACCATTCAAGCGTCCGACGCAGGCCCAGATGTGGCCTACTACTTGGGCTCCAACCCCAAGGAAGCTGAGCGTATCGCCCGCTTGCCGGCAATTCTGCAGGCAAAGGAAATCGGCAAGATTGAGTCGAAACTCGCCTCGTCTCCGCCGGTCAAGAAATCCACCGCAGCACCACAGCCCATTTCCCCGGTGACGGCACGGTCCTCGGCAACGTCGCTTGACACGACGGACCCGCGGTCTGTGAAGCAAATGTCGCCGAGTGACTGGATTGCCGCCGAAAGGCAACGGCAGGTCCGGCAGTGGGAAGCCCGTAATCGTTAACCGTGAAGTTCGTAGTCAGGAAAGTTGTCTGAAAGGCATCGCTTCCGCAGCGTAAACCGATGAATGCCAGTGGCTTTAGCCGCTTCCGCAAAGGAGCGGTACACGACACCAAACACCTTGCATGCAGTGTTGCGCGGGTGTTCAAGGCTTCTTTTGGCCTTGGATTCCTCGCTATGCCCCGCTCGCGGGAAGTAGGGTCGTGTGCGTCCCAGCAGTGCGGCACGTTGTTTTGCTTTCGTTTCCTCGGACGTTACGTTTCCGAGCCTGGCCTGCCGAAGTTTTTCTTTGGTGGCCTCGGTTCTAACGTATTGTCCAGAGACGGAATGCAGCTCAAAGTGCCTGCTGCCGTGATGCTCTTGAGCCGTCAAGCATTCAAGGTTTTCAACGCGGTTGTCCAACTTGTTTCCGTTGATGTGGTGAATGTGTTTCTTGGGGGCAAAACTCTCAAGCCAACACATAGCTACAGCTCGGTGAAGGCGCGTTTCTCTGCCCAAGGTGGGGTAACCGTCAACACCAACGACGGGCAGGTACGGGTGTCCGTTCCGCAGGGCTTTTCCGCATCGAGAGACAGCGTACAGGTGGTTCACGGCTCGGTACTCGATGCCGTCTACAAGTATGCTTGACATGGTGCGACTCCTAGGTGGCTATGGAATCATGATCGTAACACAAATACCGAAAGGTTGAAAATGGCTCAGTCGCTCCTTACGATTGACATGATCACTCTCAAGGCATTGGAAATCCTTGAGAACAATCTTGTCATCACCCGCAACGTCAACCGCCAGTACGACAGCTCGTTCGCCGTCGAAGGCGCCAAGATTGGCGACACGCTGCGTATCCGCCTGCCGGATCGCGCACTGGTCACCAACGGCGCTGCGCTGGGCGTCCAAGAGGTCAACGAGCAGTACACCACGCTGACCGTCGCCTCGCAGAAGCACATCGGCGTGAACTTCACGTCTGCCGAAATGGCCCTGTCGCTGGACGACTTTGCTGACCGCATCCTCAAGCCGCGCGTGTCGCAGCTTGCGGCCAGCATCGACGCCGACGTCGCCAACTCGTTTCAAAACATCTTCCAGTCGGTCGGCACCCCCGGCACGACGCCTGCTACCAGCCTAGTGCTGCTGCAGGGCCAGCAGAAGCTCAACGAGTCGGCCGCGCTGATGTCGCCGCGCTACGCGACGGTGAACCCCGCTGCGAACGCCGGCCTGGTGGAAGGCATGAAGGGCCTGTTCAACCCAACCGCAACCATTGCGCGTCAGTTCAAGAACGGCATGATGGGTGAGGGCATTTTGGGCTTGGACGAGATCAACATGTCTCAGTCCATCAAGCAGCACACGACTGGCTCGCGCACTGGTGCGCACACCGTGACGACCACCGTGTCGTCGCAGGGCGCCACCACGATTGCGATTACCGGCACGGGCACGCAGGTCATCAAGAAGGGCGACGTCTTCACCATCGCTGACTGCTTCGCCGTGAACCCGCAGACCCGCGAGTCCACTGGCTCCCTGCAGCAGTTCGTGGCGACGGCGGATGCTACTGCGGTGGCTGGCGCGTACACCGTCAGCGTGAGCCCGGCGATTTACACGTCGGGTCAAGCGCTGGCCACGGTGGACTCGTTCCCGGTGTCCGGCAAGACGGTCACGTTCCTCGGCTCTGCCTCCACGCAGTACCCGCAGAACCTGATCTACCACAAGGACGCCATCACGTTTGCCACGGCGGACCTGCTGCTGCCCAACGGCGTGGACATGGCCTCGCGCAAGGTCCACAACGGGATCAGCATGCGGATCGTGCGCCAGTACGACATCAACAACGACCGCATGCCGTGTCGTATTGATGTGCTGTACGGCTACAGCGTGATCCGTCCGCAGATGGCCGTCCGTCTCTGGGGGTGATTGACCATGTCCTACACCAAGCCCATTGGTGTTGCGTACACGGACCAAGATCTTGACGACTGCGCACTGGGGGCACTCCCCAGTGCCGGTGGCAAGATCGCGTTCTACGGCGCGACGCCCATCACTCAGCGTGCGGCAGCGGTGCAGGCGGCTTCTGTCGTCAGCGCCTCGTCGTACATCACTGTCGGCAGCAACCTTGCGGCGTGGGCCGCTGAGGTGAATGCCACTCTCACCGGCCTTGGCCTGTGGAAGGGTGCCGCGTAAGCGGCGGAAAGGAACATCATGTCTGCTCAAACTTTCGAAGCTCCGAAGATCGGTGACGGCGAACAGATCGGCGACGGCAACACCGCCGAAACTCTGAACGTCGGGCGTTCGGGTCAGCCCGTCAAGGTCCAGCCGTCGGCAACCGGCTCCATCGGTTTCTACGGCACCACGCCGACGACCCAGCGCGCCGCGGCCATCCAAGCTGCGTCCGTTGTGTCGGCATCGTCCTACATCAGTGTGGCGTCCAATCTGGCCGCTTGGGCTGCTGAAGTCAGCGCGACGCTGACCGGTGTTGGTCTGTGGAAGGGCGCGGCGTAAGCCGTCACTGACACATGGCTAAGGTTGTCTTCTGCGTTCCGACCATCAAGCGCCCGTACCAGCAGTGCCTAGACAGTCTGGAGGCGTCCATCCCCCTCATCAAATCCGCGGGTTGGGACGAGGGTATGGTCAACGAGGTAGGCAACCCGTACATCAGCGCGGCACGGGCAACCATGCTGCGCAAAGCGCTGGACGCCAAGGCGGACGTGATCGTCTTTATCGACCACGACCTGTCTTGGCGACCAGCCGATCTGCTTACGCTCATTGAAACCCCGGGTGACGTCGTTGGCGGCACCTATCGGTTCAAGGCGGACGAGGTGTCCTACATGGGCACCATTCACAGCACGCCTGCCGGCACGCCCGTTGTACGGGCCGATGGCGCGATCAAAGCGCGACTCCTGCCCGCAGGGTTCCTCAAGGTCACAACGGCCGCTGTGGACCGTTTTATGACCGCCTACCCGGATCTGTGCTACGGCGAGAAATACCGCATGAGCGTGGATCTGTTCAACCACGGCGCACACAAAGGCGTGTGGTGGGGCGAGGATTACGCTTTCTGCCGGCGCTGGGAAGAATGCGGCGGCGATGCCTGGCTTGTGCCGGATCTGCAGCTTGACCACCACAGCGCAGACAAGTCGTACCCGGGCAACTTTCACACGTATTTGCGCCAGCAACCTGGAGGCGACCTGTGCCCCTGATCTACCTTGAGCATCCCCGCCACGGCCAGAAAATCGCCACGATGGAGGCCGAAGCAGAATACGACGAACAAAACGGTTGGCAGCGGTATACTCCGGGTGAGCCCGACGAGCCCGGGGATGACGCCGTTGTCCCCATGAACCACATGCTCGGGAGGCGCCGTCGCAAGGAGCCCGAGCATGTCCACGACAGCCGGTGACCAAATCTATGCCGCGCTGCGGCTGATCGGCCAACTGGCCGAGGGCGAAACCCCATCGGCCGAAACAGCGCAGGACGCGCTGACGGCACTGAACCAGATGCTGGACTCGTGGAGCATCGAGCGCCTGTCGGTGTTCTCCACGCAGGATCAGGTGTTCAACTGGCCGGCAAACGTCTACGAACGCACGCTCGGCCCCAGCGGGGACTTTGTCGGCAATCGCCCGGTACAGCTGGACGATTCTTGCTACTTCCGCGACCCGACGACGGGCATCAGCTACGGCCTGATGTTCATCAACCAGCAGCAGTACAACGGCATTGCATTGAAGACCGTCACGTCCACCTACCCGCAGAGCATGTGGGTGAACATGACGATGCCGGATATCACCATGACGGTGTACCCGGTGCCCACGCGAGAACTGGAGTTCCACCTCGTCTCGGTGCAAGAGCTTTCGCAGCCCGCCACGCTGAACACAGTGCTGGTGTTTCCGCCGGGCTACTTGCGATGCTTCAAGTACAACTTGGCCTGCGAGATTGCGGCCGAGTTTGGCGTTGAGCCGCCGCCGACGGTGCAGCGCATTGCGATAGCTTCCAAACGCGATCTGAAGCGGATCAATTTCGCTGACGACATCATGAGCCTGCCGTACAACCTGATTAACCGCCGTCAGCAGCGGTTCAACATCTACGCCGGCACGCCGTGAAGACGCCTATCCTTGGTGGGGCCTACGTTGCCCGCAGCCTCAACGCTGCGGCGAACCGCATGGTCAACCTGTTTCCAGAGGTTGTGCCGGAAGGGGGCAAGGAAGCGGCGTTTTTGCAGCGGTGCCCGGGGCTTCGTCTGGCGGCTACCGTGGGCGAGGGCCCTATCCGTGGGATGTGGAAGTTCGGGGACTTCCTGTACGTTGCCTCTGGCGGCAAGCTGTACCGCGTGGACGGCAACTTTGCCGTCACTGAGCTTGGCCTGATTAACGGCAGCGGGCCGGTGAGCATGGCCGACAACGGCGTGCAACTGTTTGTAGCGTGCAACCCGGACGCTTTTATTTACAACGCCAACACGGGTGTGTTTGCTCAGGTCACTGACCCTGACTTTCCGGGTGCCGTCACTGTCGGCTATTTGGACAGCTACTTCGTATTCAACGAGCCCAACAGCCAGCGCGTATGGGTGACTTCGTTGCTTGACGGCACTGCAATTGATCCACTGGACTTTGCCAGCGCTGAGGGTAACCCCGACAACATCGTGTCGCTGATGGTTGACCACCGCGAGGTCTGGCTGTTCGGCAACAACACCGTTGAGGTCTGGTACAACGCCGGCCTAGCCGACTTCCCGTTGGCGCGCATTGAAGGCGCGTTTATGGAAACCGGCTGCCTTGCGCCGTACAGCGTGGCCAAGCTAGACAACAGTGTGTTTTGGCTGGGCTCCGACGCCCGCGGCAACGGCATCGTGTACCGCAACCAGGGCTACAACGCTAAGCGCGTCAGCACGCACGCCATTGAGTGGCAAATTCAGCAGTACGGCGTGCTGAACGACGCCATCGGCTACTCGTACCAGCAGGACGGGCATTCGTTCTACGTGCTGGTGTTCCCGACGGCGCAGGCTACGTGGGTGTTTGACGTTGCCACTGGCGCGTGGCATGAGCGGGCGTACTGGGACGGCGTGCAATACCGCCGGCACCGCAGCAACTGTCAGGCGAACTTTGCTGGGCAAGTGCTGGTAGGAGATTGGGAGAACGGGCGCGTGTATGCGTTTGACCCCGAGGTGTATCAGGACGGCACCGATGAACAGCGCTGGTTGCGCTCTTGGCGCGCGCTGCCTACGGGGCAAAACACGCTGAAACGCACGGCGCATCATGCGTTGCAGTTGGATTGCGAAAGTGGATCCGACCCAACTGAATTGTTGGTTGAAAAAGTACCCAATCCAGGCGGTCCGTTCGCACAAATTACGGGATGGACGGCTAATTCGTATGGCACAATTTCTTTAAACGGCAAAACATTGCAATTGACCGGGGATGGTTTGGGTATTGCAAGAGCTTATGCCGAGGTAAAAGTAATACCAAACAAAACGTTTAGCGTATTTGCAACAATAAGAAGAAATACTGCCGCTGGGGCTGTATTCAGAATAGGCACAACGCCAAATGGCGTTGATATATACACATCATCAAGCAGCGCAAGTTCAGTTACCAGAAGTTTTAATGCACTATCGCCGGTTGAGACTATATATCTAACATTTGGTGACGTAGTTGCATCGACAAATGCTACGCTTCTGGCTGAGGCATCAGTAAAAATTGTTCAAACGCCAGACTCTGAACGGAAAGTTATGCTCCGTTGGTCCGACGACGGCGGTCACACCTGGAGCAATGAGCACTGGGCCAGCATGGGCAAACTCGGCGAGTACGGCAAGCGCGTGATCTGGCGCCGGCTGGGCATGACCACCAAGCTGCGGGATCGGGTGTACGAAGTCAGCGGCACCGATCCGGTGAAGATCGCCATCATGGGTGCGGAGCTTTCCGTTACCCCAACGAGCGCCTGACGTGCAGCTTGCGCCGCGTGTACCGGCTCAGCGCGACCCGCTGGTGGATCAGGGGGCGCTGACTACTCGCGCGTGGTTTCGGTTCTTCCAGCTGCTGCAAAACGCAACGGAAAACGCCGCGCTGACGCAATACACCATCGTCCAGAACACGACGGGCTCAACGATTCCAAAAGGTGCCGTTGTTGGCTTCGTGGGCGTCGGTTCAAACAACGTGCTGTCCGTTGCCCCGTACTTGGCTGACGGCTCATCGCCGTCGCTGTACATCTTGGGCGTGATGGCCGAGGAGCTGCCTGACAGTGGCGCCACGGGCCTATGCTGCGTGTGGGGCAACGTCACCCAGATTGACACCAGCATGTTCTCCGCGGGCGACGTTTTGTACGCCAGTCCAACGGTAGCCGGCGGGCTGACGGCGACCAAGCCCACGGCGCCCAACAATGTCATCCCCGTGGCTGCGGTGCTGATAGCCAACGCCACCAACGGCGACATCTTCGTGCGGCCCACCATTGAGCAGCAGAAGTACTACGGCGAGTTCACGCGCACGACCGACCTGACGGCAGCGGTGACCAACACGGCATACGCCATTCCGCTGGACACCACGGAAATTGCCGAGGGCGTGACGCTGGAAGGCTCGCCGCTAACGCGCCTCAAGGTGCCGCAGTCGGGCCTGTACCAGTTCACGGTTCGGTATCAATTTACCTCGACCAACTCATCGTCCAAGAACGCCAGGGTGTGGTTCCGCCGGAACGGGACAACCGACTACGCCAACAGCACAGCCATTTCATCGCTGGACA